AATAGGCTGGGAGACGGCGGCGGTGTCCCAGCCGCGCAGCCGCAGAACCAGGATGCAGTCGTAAATCTGCTTCTGTAGCGATTGATCGAACAACGCGCCGATTCGGGTCAGCATGCGAATCCGCAAGGAGTCGAAGAACCCTTGCAGCGCATAGACGAGAACCAGGATAGCTGACAGCCCGATCAGAGTCGGGAAAGACCGGGTCGGCAGAACCCGATCGTAGACTTGCAGCATGTAGATGCTGCCGGACAAAGCCAGGACATTAACGATGCCCGAGAAGAGCGCGACCTTGATGATGCGCCCCTTGGCGATGGCGAAGGCTTGCTGGACAGGAAGCACTATTCGACCCCGTCATTGCAAATCTCTGTGTATGTCGAGTTCCACGCCTCCCATGTGTCGTTGTCCCGCCGCGGCTCCCAAACCTGCCAATCCGTCTCAAGGGAAAAGACATAGCGCCTGGATCCGGGGCTGCCGTCCGGCGTCTTGGATCTGCCGCAAAGATACTTAGCGCCATTGTGAGAAACGATCATGCCAGACAGAATATCAGGAAATCTTTGCGGCTCCTCGTCAACGGTCTGTGGATCGTCGCGATAGCCGAAATCAGGTCTTTCGAGCAAGATGCTGGCAGGCGCAAGAGCGGCAGCGAAGAAAAGGCTAGCTATTAGCATTTTTGAGCTTCTCCCTAAGCCTGACATTTTGGAGCTTAAGCGTCAGGATGATATCAACCAATGATGGTTTTCGTGGGAACACGTGCGGCCGAAAGATCGAGAGGATCTTGCCCAAGCGCCCGTCCAGCCAATGAACGGTCACATGCGCGAACGGAAAGATGAGAATAGGCAGAACCAGATACAGGTGAAACGTTAAGAGCGGACCCTTCTCGATCATGAAGATCCGCGCGAGCACGTCCTGATTGACGAGCTTGGTCAAAAGAACCCCGGAAACGGTTTCCAGGAAGACAGCAGTCAAGAGAACCCAATAGAACGCCACATTGACCCGCTTCCAGATGCATTTCCCGTCCCTCAGCATCCGGCATTGAAGGGCGACGCGGCCGAGAAAATTCTTATGCCTCAGATACCACAAATGGAGGAGGAAAATTGCCACCACAGCGCCGGAAAGTGAAATGTGGATGACGCCCACATTTTCCGGCGCGAAGACGGCTGCGGCGAGCGGCTGGAGATCCTTATCCCACAGCAAGATCCCCGTCGCCGCGGTCCCAAGCAGAATAACGACCATCATCCAGTGGATCATGACGATGATGAGGTCGGCTTTCTTCATGAGAGCATGATCAGGCTAAAGGCATAGACTCCGCCGGAAATCAAGGCGATTTGCCAATCGCCGTGGACGCTGGCGTAGAAGCACATTCCCAACCCAAAAACGACCCCGACAGCGAGGGCTAGCCGCAGAACTATCAGCAGAGCGTTAGCCATAACCGCCCATGGGGATGCTTAGGCGTGGTGCCACATATGCGCGTAGTTGACGTGAGACATATCCATCGCCAAAGACGGGGCGATATCATGGGATGCGGACATATCCTGTCCGGCCGAAGCAGTTCCCGCCGTCGGCGCGCCTTGGTTGCCTTGCGCGCCCTGCGCGACTTGCTGGTTCTGCCCCTGGTCGTTCTGATTCTGAAACGGCGTAGGCGGATTAGGCAGAAAGCCGCCGTTGGCGAGGTTGTGCAGCGTCGCGTCGTTGTTGACGATATTGAGGATCTGCGCTTGATCCGCGCCAATAGCCGCATTGACGGCCGCCACCGGAGTCGGATTGGCCGTGTTGATCCCGGCGACCGCGCCAGCCTCTTGCCCGAGAAGGGAAATAACGCTTTGCGCGTCGGTCAGCGCCTGCCCGGTCAAAGGCTGCGCCGTGATATCGGTCTGGACGCCAGTCGCGGCATTGTGCAAGTCAGAAACGATCGAAGCCTGATTTCCGGCGTAGACGCCGCCGATCAGCTTGGTGGCCGCGTCGTTGAAGAAAAGCCCGCCATTGTGAACGCTATCCGCCGCCGGCGGCGCTAAAGGAGCGGGCACCGGCTGCCCGGTGCCGATATCGATGCCCATGAACTGGTTGTTGCCGGAAACGTCGGCGGCGTTTTGCGTCAGAACGGTCGCAGCGCCGTTAATCAAAGCTGGATTATTGTTATGAATGCCGTTGATGATTTCGTTGATCGCCGTCGAAGAGACGGAATTGTTCGCCAGCTCGTTGATGAAGCGCGCCTGATAGAGTCCCGGCTGCTGGGCGTCGAAGGCTACGTTGGCGGCTTGGAAGTTCTGAAGATCGGTGACGAGATTCGGATCGGTTCCGCCATTGGCGACCGCCACGGCTCGATTAGCCAAAGAGTTGGATTGGCTGACGAAATTCACCATGAAAGCGTCTTGCGCCGCGGTGTCGTTGTAAGGCGTCGGCGGCGTCAAGAGGTTGGAGACTTGCTGGAACCCATGATTGCCAGCGACCATGCCCGCGAGGTTGGGATCCGCTTGGGCGATGTCCTGGACATCCCGCACAACATCATTGATGAACTTCGGATCGAAGGTGCCAGATGAGACGTTGAAGCCGTTGCCAGTGATCGCTCCTTGCCCGAATTGGCTGATGCCTGCCGACAGATAGCTCATCTGGTCGGCCATGTTCTGAAGATGGGTGATCGTCGCCCCGTCCGTGAACATCCCGTTAGTAGCAAGGGTCTGAAGCCCTTGCTGCATGGTGTTCACTTGATCGAGGAGCAACTGCTGATTGGATGCGGAGACGCCGCCGGTGACCTCGTTATTGATCGCATTGAAGAGCGAGCCAAGCTGCGAGAAGTTTAGATTGTTGCCCTGGTTCTGATCGCCTTGGGCATTCTGATTCATTGCATTCGGGTCAAAGAAGATCGGCATGGCTATTTCCTGATTTTGCAGTTAGCAAATGTCGCCTGCACTACTTCAAGCGGCCCTTGTTCGCTTTTTGCTACAGGATCCGGCTGGTATATTTCCTTGGCTGGAATCTGACCGCCCGGATACAGCTTGCGAAGCTGCTCAAGAACCGCCTTCCATTCATCGTCGGTCATCGTAATCCTATCTTTGTTTTTCGGCAATCATGATCGCCCGGTGAACCGCCGCGGTCGATTCGATTCCAGCGATAGGATCGATAGTAGCATCCTTTGATGACAGTTTAGGCTTGCCGCGCGGCGGCGGGCCGCCCGCGATGCGCCCTATGCGCTTTTCGAAATAGCCGTCGCGAACATGCTCGATGCTGCCGCCCCTTGGCTGCTCGGCGTCCTCTTGCCCAGATGGGACGCATGCTGCCTTTTTTTCAAATTCCAGCAAGTAAACAACATCAAGATCTGAGAAGAACGCTTCATTCTTGATCCATTGCTCGATGATAGTTTCAGCGAGCCGCCGAGTATCTTCTGTGGGGAGGGCCATTTGACAATTCCCGATTGTATGCCATCCTTAAACACGCGGACCCGCTTTGTTGGTTCCTTCTCTCAGCGGTTCCTCCCTAGTTGTGGTAGTGGTGGACTGACCCGGTGGACGCCAATCCCGCCGGGTCTTTTTTTAGCCTTCGCCAGGAGGCGGATCTTTCAAAGCGGTCGGCTGCCCGTCTACGAACGCGCGAATAGCGCAGTCTTTCGCCTCCAAAAGCTTGCGCATGGCTTCCGTCGCTTCCGGCCCGGGCGGAATGGTGTTCATCATCCAGACCGACAATTCGTAGAACACGCGGCTAATGGGCTGCAAATGCGCCGGCAAATGAGTGTAGACGAACCATTTCGCCATCCGCATGCGCGGATCCGGCGGCGGCGGATTCGGCTTCGTTTCGTCCGGCTGCTTTTCAGCCCATTTAAACATCAGCTTTTCTTTTTCGGCCGCAGCGCATCCTTGACGGGCTGTGTCTGCTCCTGCTTCTGGGCTGGCTTATCCTGCTTCGGCTTGCCCTTAGCTTCTTTACGCGGCGATTTTCCCGACATTGGCTTCCTCTTTGGATTTCTTGATGGCTTCCGCTTGGCGGCGAACGATCTCAAACAGCGCTGCGCCGGGACCGATCACCCCGGCTGAGAAGAAAGTGGTGCCGAGTCCGTCCGCAAGATCGCATGAGCGCAAGCCGCGCTTTTTCATCATGTCTTTGCTCTCTATCACGAGCCTGCCAGACGAGTCTATCGCGAAGCGGACGCTGCATAATTCGCCCGCAAGATCCTCGGCTACATCCCTTGGAATATCGGCGAAAGACGGCTCGCTGTTGGCGATCCAATCCGCCATCTCGATCCAGATGTAGTCGCGCAGCCGGTAAGGCTGGTAATCGGTGGCGAGCCCGGATCGATGCGGCGCTTTCTCGGCGACGTTGACGCCGACCAGAACCAAGCCTTCCGGCAGCTTGCCCGCCCGCTTCAATTCTCTGAGTCGGTCATAAGGGCCGGCCCCGAGCCCGCCGCTGATGTCGATGTGGACGCTGTTCGCAGCCCATTTGCGAATCAGATACACGATGATGCCGGTGCAACGCATGGTGTCGAGCTTCGATTCAACCCGAACTTGTTCGACATTCTGGCCGTCGCGCAAAACGAACACAGTGCGATCGTCGCCATAGCGCGCGATATCCACCCCTAAGCGGCGGTCGCCCGCCTCGACCGTATCGACGTGAGGCCGCGCGATAGCGGCTTCCACCTGATCGAGCGGAATCAGCGTATCGTCATCGAGGCGCGGGAAATCGCCATCGGCGCGGACGCGAACGACGTTGCTGCCCTCGCCGAACTTGCGGACTAATCCATCCCGGTATCCCGGCGCAACCAGCGGGCTTTCTGAGCTGCGGAAGTGGAGGGTTTTAAATTCAGCCCGATTTTGCTTATGCGACGCCGCAAAGTAGCCCGTCGAGCGCGTTGGATTGCCGCCCATAAGGAGGGACGCATTAGGCGAAGAAAGCGCGCCCTCCGCGACCTCGAAGACTTTGTCATGAACGCCCCCGGCTTCCTCGATCACGAACATGATCTGCCCTTTATGCAGATCATCGGCGCTTATTTCGTCTACGATGATGGCGCGCCCGTCTTCGCTGATAGTGATGTCCGAAGCATGAAAGCCCTGCAAGGCGTCCGGCTGCTCGGGGCGCGCCGTTCTAGCGACCGCGAACCATTCCCGCGGCGCGCCGCGGGCCGCGATCTTGTCTTGCGTGATCTCGAAAAGCGACGACAGCCAGTATTCCTGCGGCATGCCCCAAGCGCGGCTCATTTCAAGGGAATGGCGATACCACTTAGCGATTTCGGCCCAAAGAATGTCGCGAAGCTGGACGGCGCTCGGGGCAGTGCACGGAACCTTGGAATAGTCGAAGCATTCGAGCTTCCACCAGATGGCGACCGCCAAGCCAGCGGATTTGCCGGTTCCATGCCCGGATCGCGCGGTGACCTTCGCGCCGGGCTCCTTGATGGCGTTTAAGAGTTCGCGCTGTTGGTGGGTGGCGATGAGCCCTAGCCGGTGCTTCGCGTAGGCAATGGGCTTCTCGCGCCATTCCTCGCGAAGCTCGCGATAAGCCTGCTCCCACGGAATGAGATCTTCTTCGGGCTTGGGCTCGCGCGGCGGATCCTTATCGCGCCAATATGGATTGCCTCCCCTCACCTATTCGCTCTCGCTGCGGACGGCGCGCAGCAGCGCCGTTGCGGATTCCAGGCACCCAAGGTCATCGGCCGCCGATCCGGGCTGGCCGTTAAGCGGCCCGATCCGGTAGCTGTCTGTCTGCCCAAGCCAGTTCTTGCCGAGCCAGATCCCCATCGCCGCGGATCGCTTCGCCTGCACGAACTGAATCCGGCGCAAAGAAGCTTTGCCGTTTTCCTTGCCCTCGCGGAAGGCGCGGCGCGCCTCCTCGTGATCATCCAGAAACTTGCGCAGCGTGTCGTCGCAGCATTGCAGCACCCCGGCGATCTCCGGCAAGGTGCATTGCAGCCCGGCGAGATCCCGAATCCGCTTAAGGGTCGGCTCGTCATAAGTCAGCTTCGTCGGGCCGCCGCCGCCATTATGCACGCCAAGCCCCGCGCCTGGGCCGCCTTTGGATCTGCCGTTCTTGCCAATGGCGAGCGCGTTTTTGTCTATGGCTTCCTGAGTCGCGCGCTGCTCGGCGGCGCGGCGCATTTCATAATGCTGCTGGCATAGCCCAAGCGCGAGCACATTGAAGGTGCATCCTTCGATCGAGCATGTGCCGAGCCTTATTCCGTATCCTTTTTTTGGCATCGATTCATAGCTTTTTTTGCTAGCAATTGCCCCTAGCTCTGGGCTATAATATAGCTCACACAGCCAGGGAATGGAATCATGCCGCAGCCGCCCACCAAGCTGAGTTTACTAAGGCGCGCGGCCAGCGAAGGAAATTGGAAGCAAGCGCTATCGATCGCCGCCAAATTCCAGGATCTTGGAACGCAAGAGGCTGCGATCAGGCGCGCCCGCGAATGCATCTGGAACCCCGGATTCTATCAGCAGCTTGGGCGTAACACCGAAGCGGCGATCGCCGCCGGGATCGCCGCCTTGAAGGAGCGATACCAGCTATGACGATTTGCAAGCGCGTCGCATCTTTCATAGCCCTGGTTGCGTTTCTGTGGCTATTTGTCGGAATCATTTTAGCAACCGCAGTCAACCTAGCAAGGAGCACGCCTGAATGGCTGAAGTCAAGGAAGCAAGCCGAGCTTTGGAGTTTACGAATCCAAAGATGCATGTCGGATGGAAAGGAGCAAAGCCAGTCTTCACCGTATACTCACTCCCAATGGCCGAGGGTCTGTTCAAAGGGGCAGGATCGCCCGGAGTAATCGCAATTTGCGTTGCCCCGCCGTACTCGATGATAGCTGAAAATTTCGAGCAAGCCGTGCATTTCTTCTCTGACGATAATGTCAGCGCCTTCGTGAATTCTGCAATCTTCGCTTACTAAGAATCGCGGGGAGGTTTCACATGCTATACTCCCCGCCCGTGCGCATACTAGGATGGTGGCACGCTAATCTAACCGCCTAGTGCGGGTGGGCTCCCAAGCACAGCGTTCCTTTGGGTGGGGGCCGCGACCCGACGAGTTCCGCAGCGTCAGCGCGGAAAGGGAGCCCGGCCGCCAGCCGGGCTCTTTTTTTTAGAAAGGACCGCCAATGGTTAATGATCACCACGGATCCGCGCCTTCCATCTTGAAGGAGATGAAGGAAGCCCTCGACCGCCGCGGATTGTCCGAAGCGCAATTAGACGAAGGCTTCGCCCTGCAAATTATGACGGATAAAGGGTGGCGCGACAGCGTCATCGCGCCCCATTTCGAAGAGCTTGTCGAGATCTTCGCGAAGGAGGTCGAAGCGCGCCCCAACGCCGGATGGCGCGTCATCGCCCGGCATGTCATTGTCGTGGAGACAATGCTGGTCGAGTTCAGCCAGGAAGGGAGGGGGCAATGACCCGCTCGGAATTCATCCGGGCTTACGCCGTCGCATCCGGCCTGCCCGCCGAATATGCGGACATCGGCTTCATTGACGTTGATGAAAAAGTCCTGCTGGCGCTGCCGTGCGCCTGCGGAGATCCTGGCTGCCAGGGGTGGGGCATGGTCGGCGCGGATAACGCGCTGGATCACCTTGAGCTGTATGCGCCGGAGCCGCTTCGCTCAGCTTATCGCGCCGCCGTCGCCGCCGCGGGCGGCAAATAGCCTAGCGCAGCGCCGCCAGCGCCGGGTGCTCAGGCGGCGGCCCGGCCGCCATAGCGGCGCGCCCCGGCGGGCGCGCGTTCGCCACCGCCCAAGGGGCTTCTGCCGCAAGCGCGGAAAGGACCCACGCGGGCGGCTCGAACTCGAAGTCGCGCCCGGCGGCGATTGACTCAAGCATGGCGGCGACGGCTTCATGCCCGAACAGCAATTCGAAATTCGCCCGGTTGGCGGCCAGGATGGATTGCCCGCCGCGCCGGTAGCACGCCCGGCAGGTGCCGACCAGCGCCCGCCCATGCAGCCCCAAGGTCCGCTTAGGGGGCTCGGGCGGGCGGAAGGGATAGAGCAGGCAGGTGACCGGCTTATCCGCGCCAAGGCGGCACCCATCGGGTCCCAAGTTGCCGCAAGCGCCGGTGCCCGATGATCGGGGCGGCCAAAAGGCGAAGCCGCGGCAGCAAGCCGCGCCGCACCCCCCGGGCCGAAGGATTCCATGGACGGTGCAGTCTATTTCCTTCGCCGCCCATTTGGCGCTGAGAAT